CGACCACCGAGATCTACACTCTTTCCCTACACGACGCTCTTCCGATCTAAGGTTTTACTTACGCCCTTGGCGTTGTCCGCTGCCTTGACTGCCTCCTGGGTCTTCTTGTCGCCCCACTCGCCGCTCTTTTCCGCGCCGATCTGCTGCTGGATGTACCGCATTGCCGCCCCCACGCCCATGGCGCCCGCCACCTTGGTTGCCTCCGTCACCAGATCCACCTTCCGTCTCCCTCCTCCGCCGCCGCCGGCGGTGGCGTTCTGCGCCGCCTCCAGCGCCGCCTGCTGGGCCGCGAAGTTGTAGCGGTTCAGCAGGTCGTTTCCCGCGTTCTGGTAGCGGGAGAGCGCGATATTGTACAGCTCCGGGATGCGGTCGTTCAGCGCCGCCAGCTGATTGTTGTAGGCCTGCTGCCCCACCTGCATGGCGTAGCTGGTGCCGTAGCCGCCGTTGTTGGCCCGCGCCTGGCCCATGGTGTCCAGCATGGCCAGCCGCCCCTGCCGCTGGTACTGCTCCTTGTATTGATTGTAGAGGGGATCATCCGCCAAATTGTACTGGAAGTCCGGCCGGGTGGCGTACTGCTCCGCCGCCAGCTTCATCCGCTCGTCCCAGGTCTTGGCCTGCTCCCATGGATTCTTTATCGTTGCCATTTGTGCCTCCTTAGTCTATCGTGATCTTCCCGCCGGACGTTTCGATGGTGTAGCTCCCGATCCGCACCGTGCTGCCCACCACGCCCAGCACCTTGTTCCCGCTCCCGTCGTAGAGCCAGCTGGCCCCCGGCTCCAGCCGTGCCGCCAGGAGGAACACCGTCCCGCCCTCCGTGCTCTCCGTGTGTCCGATGTCCACGCCGTAGTGCTGCCCGGCGTCGTCCTGCCCCAGCAGCCCCATGCGGATGTATCGGTCAAATTGACTTCGCCTTACGTATTCCTTCCCCGTCTGGGCCAGCACCTTCTTGACGATCTCCCCCTGGCCGCTCTGTGCCGCCTGGGCCTGGGTCTGGCTCCCGGTTTCCATCAGCTGCTCCAGCTGCCCCAGGGCCACGTTCAGCTGCTGGATGTGCTGGAACAAAAATCGCCGCAGCTCCGCGATATCGATTTTTTCGTCCGCGCTCCCCGTCAGGTTGGGGAGCCTGAATTCCATCGCCATTGTGTTTTCCTCCTAGAAGTCCAGCACCGCGCCGTCGTTGTCTGCGTACTCGCTGCCGCCCTCCAGCCACCGCACCAGGCTGTACACCCGGCTGACGCCGGTTCCCTTCAGCTTCAGCCGCAGCCAGTCGCACCGCTTCGGCCGGATGGGCAGGGTGAAGCTTCTCAGCCGCCCGCTGCCGTGGATGGACGCCACCTTTTCCCACGGCGTGATCCCGTCGTACTGGATCCATATCTCCAGCTTCGCCCCCGGCTCCATTTGCAGCCGCAGCGCCAGCTTGGAGATGTATTTCTGTTCCGGCATCACCGCGGTGCTGTTGTAGTAGGACGTCGCCTTCTCCAGCCCGATCTCCCCGGTGACCACCTCCCATTGGATGTCGTCCTCCTCCGGCTCCCCGGCCCCCGTCACCGAGAGGATTTTTTTGGTCGCCGTGTCGATGCAGTACAGCTCCTTGCCCATTCCGCACCAGCACTGGGGCCGCAGTCCGTCCTCCTTGTGCCACAGGCCCTTCTTCAGGTCATAGGTCAGCAGCACCGGTGCGTTGCCTTCGTCCAGGGCGGAGAGGTAATAGGTGTATCCGATGCTCCCCGCCACGCCGCCGGAAAAGCTCTGGTTGCCCAGCGCCTCGCTGATCTCCGTGGGCATGGACCCGTCGTAGGCGCACACCGCCGTCTTGCTCAGGTACAGCAGCGTATTGCTCACGATTTGCAGGCTCCTGTCGCTGCCCGCCTGCACCCCCTGGGCCACCGTGTCCGTGATGCTGTACTGGCTGGGCAGGTTCCCGTACACCCGGTGGATGTGCCCCTCCTTGAAGAACACCGGGCTTCCCAGGTAGTTCACCGCCCCCGTCCACGGCCCGTCGCTGCCGCAGTTGCCCACCCAACTGTCCGTGGAGATGCCCTGGAACACATTCCAGTTTTTAAAGTCGCCCTGCTTGCTGGCGTAGATCTCGTTGACGTACTCGCCGTTTCGGGCCAGTCCGTACCGGCACCCCCACAACCGGTTTCCGCTCTCGATCACAAAATCAAGGTTCGGCATGTGCCGGGCAATGGTGATGGGCGTCGTCACCGTCTCCTGCCCGGCGATCAGACCAATGACGATCAGCCCGCCGTCCACCTTCCGCCAGATCACATGGCTGCCCATCAGCTCCTTCAGCTTCTCGTTGCTCTCGGCCCCGCTGATCTCCACCCCGTCCAGGTCATTAAAGGCGTCCGTCAGCCCCGCCGCCGCGATTCGCACATAGCTGGTGGCCACGCTGACCCACATGGCGTCCGCCTCGCTCCATCGGTTCATGGCGTTGGGCGTGCTCCCCGTGTCCAGCCAGTATGTCCCGTTGGCCGGTTCCGTGGGGGCGCTGTCCGACACCACCAGGGATTCCAGGATGGCCCCCTCCCCGTCGCAGGGGGTGAAGGTCACGCTTCCCGTTGTTGTCACGCTGGCCTCGATGCTTCCGCAGTCGGCCGGCTTCTTGGTGTTGATGTACTTTTTGTCCGGCAGGATAATGACGTTGGCCCCCATGCTCACCAGCCGCTTGGGGCAGTCCGCTTCCGCCGTGCTCAGGCCAAGGTCATAGGATTGATCGCCCATGACGAACCTGCTGCCGTCCACCCAGCACAGAACATCCTTTGCGATCAGCCCCTGGGGGTTCCCGGGGCTGGCCACCGTCCCCCGCTTCCGCCTGGGCGCCATGATGGGGTATTCCGCCGCGCCCATGTTCACTTCGTCGTAGCTCTCGCCCGCGCCGATGCGCCGGGCATGGTGATAGCCCAGCCAGCTTTCCGTCGCACTGGTGCTTTTGGCCAGCTCCTGCATCTGCGGGTATCTCAAAAGTATTTCCCCCCTGTCCGCTGCACCGGCATGTGGGTGCGGTTGTACCAGGCCGCGAATTCCTGCCTGTCCGCCTCGCACATGGCGTTGGAATTGTTGTACCGCCCGAACTCCGCCATGGCGTAGTCGATCCGCGATTGCAGCCAGTGCAGGTAAATGCAGTCGTAGGGCTCCGGCACCAGCAGCACCGTGCCGTCCGGCGATGCCGCCGTGTATTCCGGCTTTGCCACGCCCTCCGCCCCCTCGTGGGTCCTGATGATCTTTTCGTACAGCTCCATGTCCAGCTGCCGCAGCCAGGCGATCATCCGTTCATTGCCAAAGCTGTGAGGCTGAATTTCGCCGATCTCCTCCAGCGCCTGCCCAATGGTCATATCATCCCTCCTATCATAAAAAAAGCCTCGCAGAGTTCGCTGCTGTCAGGCAGCGAATAAAATTAAATCATTTTCGGCCGCGACATGCGCGTGGACGAAAATACTTCTCAGGCTGCAAGTGTGCGAGTTGTGGGCCATAGGCACACAAGGAGTGCGCGCAGCAGACTGTGAAAGTTTGGCGGAAAAGCCCGCCAGGGATTTTTCGACATCCTGAAAATCCCCCGCGCGGGCGGGGGATTTGGTATTGCCTTATTGCTTTTCCAGCTGCTCCAGGGGGGCCGCCGCCTGGGCCTCGTACTCCATGGCCACCTGCTGCATCTTTTCGCTGCGCTCCAGCACCTTGGCCACCGCCAGCGGCACGTCCACATACACGCCCCGCTTGATCTGCCAGGTATTGCCGTTGATCCCAACGAATACGTCCTCGCTCAGCTCCCGCGTTACGGGCAGACGAATGCGTGTCGTCTTGGTCAGCATCTCGCTTTTCTGCTCTGTTTCCGTCCTGCTCATGCTCCTGCCTCCTTAGTTCTTCTTCGCCGTCGGGCTGAACGCGCTGCAGCACTCCACCCGGATTAGGTACGCCTCGATCAGGATCTCCGCCGTCTTGATGGCCTTCCAGCCCACGGTGCTTCTCTGGTCCAGGGGGTCGGCGGTACCGGCGCTGCCCAGCTGCTTGATGATGGTCTTCAGGCCGCCGCCCTCGATCTCCGTCACGCCGTAAGCATTCGCCCCCAGGAACAGGCAGCCGAACACCGCCAGACCGGTGGGGCACTCGTCCTCCGTGCCCGCATAAATGGCCGCCTCGGAAGTCTCCACGAAGCGGACGCCCGCCACTCTGCCGATCTCGCCCGCGTACTGCTCCTCCGGGCGGCAGTACTTGTGGATGTCCTCCCATGCCGGGTCGCTCATGAGATCGTAGGCCACATACGGGTGCAGGATGCACACATAGTCGCCGTTGATCTTCGGCGCGTTGGCCGCCTTCAGGGTGGCCGCCACTCTCTTTACCACGTCCACGGTCAGCACGCAGGTGCCGTCCAGGTTGCTGCGGTCGTCCACGGCGGTCATGCCGGAGGCGGTTTTTTTGGGGCAGTAGTAGACGTTGGTGCCGCTCTGGAGCACGTTCCGGGTGATGGTGTCCAGGGTCAGGCCCGCCTGGTTGCCGATGGCCTTGGTTGCCTCCAGCACGTTGTTGTCGATGGCCGTCAGATCCAGCATGTCCGACAAGCACACATAGTTGCCGTACTGGCTGACCGTGGCCGTCTTCTTCGTCACGGTCAGCTTCTGCCCGTCGGGGGTCACGCCCTCGGTCAGCGCGGTCAGCGCCTTGGGCAGCTTGGCGTACTGCCGGAATTCGATCTCCTTGCCCCCGTTCTTGGGGATGGGCCGCTTCTGGCCAAACTGATCGTGTACCAGGTTCGGGCCTGCCTCCACGATCAACGTCTTGTCATAGAACGTCTTGTTCTCCGGGGCCAGCCCGGTGTCCGTGGTGACATTGGTGTTCAGGTTTCCAGCCATCAGCTGCAAAAAGTTAAGGGTCAGATAGATTTTCTTCATGTTTCTCCTTTCATCTGGCAAAGCTCACCCGCTCTCCGCGGGCCACGGCGGCCTGCCATTTCCTGATTTCCGCCGTGCTCATCTGCATGGGATCCTTGCTCATGGCCGCCCCCGCCTGGCTTCCCATGCCGTTCTCCCTGGGGCGGTTTTTCCCGGCGGCCACGGTGTCCGTCACCCGCTTCTCCGCCCGGCGCACCGTCTGCTGGATCACCTTGTCGTGGTTCAGGGCCATGTATGCCCCCTCCAGCGTCACGTTGTGGTTGCGCAGAAGATCGGCAAAGTCCGGGTTCTGCATCTGCTCGTCCAGGTTAAAGTCCGGGTACTTGGCCTGAAGCTCCGCCGCCTCCGCCTGCCAGCGCTGCATCTCCTGGTCCGCCAGGATGCGCTGGATCAGCGCGTTGGCCTGCTCGCTCTGGGCCCGCGCCCTGGCCAGCTCCATCTCCGTGCCGGGGTCGCGTCCGTTCTTCATGGCCACCTCGTCCAGCAGCCCCGTGTCCTGGGCGATTTTGTTCGCCAGCTCCGGGTCGTCCGGGGTGCAGCCGTATCGGGCCGCCAGGACCTCAAAGGCCCCGGAAAAGGAATTCAGCCGGTCCACTGCCGCCTTGGTCCCTTTCATCCGCTCAAACACGGCCTTCTGTACCCGCTTGCCGTAGACGTCCCGGTATTTCCCGTCGCCCTTGATAAGCGCGTCAAATTCCGCGTTCAGGTCCTCCGGCGCTGCTGCCGGTGTTTCGCTGCCAGCGGCGTCCTGGCCGTCTCCGCCCGCTTCCGCCTGTCCCTCGCCGCCGCCCTGGCCGCCCTCGGCCATCAGCTGCAAAATGTCCAGGTCGTCAAAATGGTATCTCATATCTTGCTCCTCTGCCCGTTTGGTGGGCGTGCCCATAATCTAGCCGTCAGGTGGCTGCTCCCTTATTCATCGGGTTCTCCCGACGTAATAACAACATATTGGCCGTAGCGTGCTTCCATCAGCCGCAGGCCCGTCTCCAGCGTCTCCCACAGCATATTTGCTTTGGTGCCGTCTCCCAGCGCTTCCCATGTTAGGCGCACGTCTCCCGGCTCCAGCTGCACCGGCTCCGTCAGCCGGACGTCGCCCGCCGCCTCCATCCGCAGCAGCATCTCCGCCGCCGTGGCCAGCAGGGCGCTCACCCCCGCGCACACGATGTCCTGCCCGTAGGGTCTGTATCCCGCGTGCCCCTTGGCCGTCACGGACCGCGGCCCCAGCCTGATCTCGATCATCCCAGTGCTCCTTTACTGCGGGTCCGTGCTGTCCGCCACCCGCTTCCTGGCGTTCTTGGTGGTGCTGCTCTCACCCAGCTTCCCGCCCTCGTCGCCCAGGGCCTCCTGGCCCGCCGCCGTGGCAGGCGCTCCGATGCCCGGCTGGGTCAGACCGAACTGCATCATCATCTGCTCCGTCAGGTTGCTGCCCTGCATCCCGTCCAGCTGCTGCGCCATGCCCAGCATCTGCTGCTGCATCATCTGCATCATCTGGTACATGCTGCCGTTCTCCCGGATCTTGTTCTCGATGAAGCTCTTGCGGTTGAAGTCCATCATGTCCAGGCAGGCCAGCGCCTGATCGGCCATCTGTGGGTTGAAGAACCCCGCCGAATAGAATTGCAGCGCCAGCTCGTTGTTGCTCATTTTGCTGTACGCGCTCTGCTTCTCGGCGGAAATCTCCACGTCAAACAGCGGCAGCCGCAGGTCTCCGCTCTCGTCCACCTGCTCCGCGATCCCCTGATTGGTGTACTCGATGTACCGCTCCTGTCCCGACTGCCCCATGATGCGGAAGCACCTGGGCAGGGTGTAGAACTGCCGGATGCGCTCAATGACCATCAGCACCACCGCCCGGAACGCCCGGTAGCTGCCTTTGTTGTTGTCCCGGCTCAGCTTGCTGCCTGCCTCCTGCATGGCCGCGATGGCGCTGGCCGCCGTCACGCCGCCGGTTGTGCCGCCGGTGGACATGTCCCGGTTGCCCGTGACCTCCTTCAGCTCGTTGATCTTGTCCTGAATTATGGTGATGTAGTTCCCCGTCAGCGGATTCTGGGGCACCGGCATGATGCTGTCCGTGCCCAAATTGCCGCCCGCCACGTGGATGAAGTCCTTGGTGTAGTCCCCGTATTCCTTCTCGTTGACGCTCCCGTCGTTGCGAATGAAGTGCCGGGGCCGGGCGTTGGCCAGCATGTTCATCAGGATCGCCTGGTTCCCCCGGTCGATGTACTCCTGGGCGCTCTTGGCCACGTCGATGTATCCAAACCCGCAGGGGCTTCCCTTGACGGCAAACAGTGGATCAAGCACAAAGGGATACTGCCCATCGGCATACCACCCATCCTGATATTCCGCCTCGTTCTCGGTGGCGAACAGCACCACGCCCTCCACGAATTTGCAGTAGTGGAGCTTCCCGTTTTTGTGGTAATACCAGTCGATCACCGCGCTCTTTTCGCTGGTATCGATGGTGTCGTCGTGGATGTACTCCGCCACGGTGCCGGTGCCGCTGCCCAGCCGGTCCTTCGCCTGGGGGTACAATTCGGAAAGCAGGTCGTTGTCCATCAGCTCCACGTGGAACACATTCCGGCTGGCCTGGATGTCGCGGATGCCCGGCTCCCAGAATAGATTCACGATATCGACGCATCGGATGCTGATGTCCCCCAGCCCGTTCAGCTTGTCGGCGTCCCAGAACACGCCGTAGATGCCCGTGCCTCCCTTGAGCTTGTCGTCCATGACGGCCGAAAACGTGCCCTCAAAGTCGTTCTGATCCAGCACCACCGGGATGATGCTGCTGAGCATCTCCGCCTCCGCCTTGTCTCCCTCTTCTCTCGGCAGCACGTTGGGGGCGGGGATATTGTCCATGGCGTCCGCATGTTTGTTGGCCAGCGCGTTAAAAAGCCACCCGGAGGACGGCTCCACGCCGCTGTCCGTGGCCTTGCGCAGGTTCTCCCAGTGCCGCAGCTTGTACCACTGCTCATTGTCTATGACCCGCTGCTCCAGCGCCTTTTTCCCCGTGCGATAGCGTTGCAGGGTGTCGTATGCCTGCCTGATCTCCGCCACGCCGATGGCCTCCCGCGCCCGCACCGGCTGTGCCGCCACACCGGGGATCTCTCCCGTGGTGGTCACGTCCGCCCCGATGCTCCCGCTTGCCTCGCCGGGCATCCCCACCGGCTGTCCCTGCCTGTCCGGCAGCGGGGGAAAGCGCTTCTCCTCCTGCTCCTCTTCCGGCCGTTTACGTATCGTCGTCATGGATAACCTCCATTCTGGGCCTCGTGTACCTGGGCATCAGATCCCCCTCCGGGATCTCCAGCGCCTGATACAGGGCCGTCTGCTTGTAGTTGCTCTTGGGCGCCGCCACCCGCGGCCTGATGGGCCTGCTCATGCAGAAATACCGCACCTCGTCCGCCACATGGTCCTCGCCCTCCGTGTCCAGATCCTCCGGCTTGTGCTTGTCATATTGCAGCAGCGGGATGGTCCGAATGAACGCCTTGCAGTTCCTGAAAACGTACATCATTGGATAGCCGTTCTCGTCGAAGGCCAGCCGGTAGTGCACCTGCATCCAGCCCGGCAGCCGCTTGTGATCTCCCGGCTGGAAGTACACCTGATGCCGTGCCGCCACGTCCGCGATGCTCTCGCCGGTCTCCGCGTCCCAGATGGCCGGGTCCGCGATCCCGATGATCCGCTTTCCCGCCAGCCAGGGGTGCTCCACCTCCAGCTTGTGTATTTCCTGAAACACCGTCGTCGGCGGCCATTTCAGCCCCTCGTTGGGCGTCTCCGTGCAGCCGTACAGCTCCAGAATGCGGTATGCCACCCCGTCGTAATCGATGGCCCACCACCCGCAGGAGAATGGCCGGTGATAGCCCCAGTCGAAGCTGCGGTATATTTTCCAGTCCTTGGGGATGTCGAAGGGATCGATCACGTGGGTGATCTGCCTGTCCTTGTAGTGCTCCGGCCGGTCGTAAAAGTCCTCGAAGAACTGGCCCTCGTATACGTCCCAGCGCCCTTCCAGCCATGCCGCCCTCAGCTTCGGCGGCAGCTTCTCCAGACTGCGGATGTACTCCGGCTGGGTGGCCATCAGCGCTTTGTTGTCCTGCACAAGCGCTTGGATAAATGCGTAGTCCTCCGGGTGCTCGTCGGCCTCGAACCGCCGGTCGATGAAGAGCCGCTTGAAATACCCATGGCTCGGCCCGCCGGGGTTCAGGGTGTAATATGTCCGCTTGGGAAATCCGTTGACGCCGCGCACGCAGGCGTCGATCTCCGTCAGCCAGTTCTCCTGGAACTGCCCCGCCTCGTCGGCAAACCACACGTCGTATTCCGCGCCCTGGTACTGCCCCAGGTCGTTGTCCCCGTCGCAGTAGCCAAAGCTGATGGTGCTGCCGTTGGGGAAATAGAAAATTTTGTCGCCCTTGTTGTACTGGGCGATCCCGCCCAGCATGGCCAGCAGCGGCGCGATGTGGTTGTTATATAGCTCCCGGTACGTCCGCCTGGTGACCAGCACCTTGATGCCCTGGTAGTGCAGGCACAGCAGCACCGCCTTCCAGCGCACGAACCAGCTCTTCCCGCCGCCCCGCGCGCCGCCGTAGCCCACATACCGATGCCGCTCCATCAGCGCCATCCGCTGCTTCTCGTTTGGCGCCGGCATCTCCAGCCTCTTGCCACCCCGCCTTCCTTGGCTCCCCGATGGGGGAGCTGTCGAGCAAAGCGAGACTGAGGGGGTGTTGTTCGATGTCTCTGACTGCACCCCCTTTGCCGCTTGCGCGGCACTTCCCCCAGAGGGGGCAGCAAGTGGGACGTCACTGTGCATAGCTTTCCGCCTCTCCCTCCAGCGCGATCCGTATCTCCCTGCCGGTGCCCGCGTCCTTCATTCGGGCCAGCTCCGCCTCCAGCTTGGCGATTTTCAGTTCCTGCTCCCGGGTGTCCAGCTCCAGCTTCTCCCGGTAGCCGTGGTTGTTCTGCAGGTCAAAAATGATCCCCTTCACGTCCCGGCCGCTGCGGGTCAGCAGCTCGCGCTGGAGGTACGCCCGGATGCGCCCCCGCGCCCGCGCTGTCGCCTCCGAAAACTCCGGGTGCTTCTCCGGGTCGCAGTACACCGCCCAGGTGCTCCCGCTGATGCCCAGATACATGCACAGGTCGCCGATGGTGGGCGGCACCAGATACCGGGTCTCCTTCAGCTCCTCGCCCAGCTGATTGACGGCCGCCTTCCGGCCCATGACGGGGTGGCCGTACTTGTCCGTTTCCCCCGTGTCATAGGGGACCGTCACCGTCTCAACCGTGGTGATCCTGTCAAAGTACCTGTCGATCAACCTCTCCAGCTGCCTGGCCGTGTATTTTCTAGGCCGCCCCATGCCGCCGCCCCCTTTCCTGCTTCCATTTTGCCACGCTCCACACGCAAAAAAAATCCACCCCCCTGAAAGTTTTTCTCTCAGGCGGATGGATCGCCTCCCTCCTTGGCTCCCCCGCTGGGGGAGCTGGCAGGCCGAACGGCCTGACTGAGGGGGTGTCGTTTGTTAACCGCAGGCAGCACGATCAGCCCGCAGTTATCCCGCAGGCTTTTTCCCTTTGGCGAGCCGGGCAATGGGGCAGTCCTCCCAGTTCCCCCGGCAGTAATCGCGTTTGTACTTTTTCCGATCCCGCTCGCTCTGCCAGGCCAGATGCACCCATTGCCGGGTCTGGAACCCCTCGCAGTAGATCTTGCTCGGGGCTTCCGAGCAGTAGTAGGGGCACCTCGCCCCCGCGTCCACATACCGTTTCCCCATTCTGGCCTCCCTTGTCACAAAACGTTACACATTTACAAGGCACCGTCAACCGGCCCGATCAAGGCCGTCGTCCCAGACATATCGGAAGTATTGGAACCCGTATGGAGTGGCCTCCGCCACGGTCAGCCGGTAGCCCTTGGGCGGCTTCGGCGGCCGGGCGGCGGAATAACTGTATTTAATGTGTACCTCTGTCGCCTTTTCCTCCTCCGGCGCTCTGGCGTTTTTGGTGGCAAAGTAGCGGTGCCCGCCCTGCTCCGGCGTCCAGTGGTTGAATAGGTAGTTGGCCAGCCCCTGATAGTCCTGCCCCCGGTCTACTCCGTCGTAGCGGCAGCGCTTGCGCAGCTCCACCGCCCGGATGCACCGCCCGTATCCCCAGTGCTCCCCGATCCACTCCTTGGGGATCCCGTGACTGACCATGTGGAAATGGATCCGATGGGTGCTCCGCCCCCGGCCCATGTAGATGAAGAATACCGCCTCCGGGAAGCTCCGCCGGATCAGCCGCCTCCACTTGGCCCGGATCGCCCGCGCCTCGTCAAAATCCGTGACCTCGTTTTCGTCGTCAAATGTTAGCGTAGCAAAAATGTCCCCGGCCGAAAAATTGGCCTGGAACTTCCGATAGTGCCGCCGCCGGGCGATCTCCGTCTTGAATTTCTCCCGCTCCGCGTCGTCCTTGAACCGGCTCCGCCGCGGTCTCTCCGGGTCATAGCTCCGCCCCGCCCCCTCCGGGGCGCAGTACACGATCTGCTCGCACACCGCCCCGCAGAAGATCCGCTTCTTCATGATCTTTGCCATACCCTTCACCTCATCCTCTTTTTAATATCTCCGCTTCGCGCCCACCCCAGGCGCAAAGCGCAGCCATTAAAAAATCCCGAAAAAATTGCATTCCCCCTCTTGACATACCACACATTGTATGGTATACTAAAGACACTCAAGGGGGAAACCCCCTAATAAATGGGAGGTACATAAAAATGTCTACTCAACCCGAAACCATCGATACCCTGCGCACCGTCTTTTTGCTGATGGACGGCGACCCCGACACCGTGATCGCCGCCGCGAAGCAGCGCTGCGCTGAGAGTGAATCTTTCCCCGCCTCCTGGTGGATGCCGGAATACACCGAGGAAGATTGCATCTGCGACGCCCTCCGCGCTGCCATCATGGACGCCTACTTTGGCCCCATGACCCCGGCCACCGCCGCCACCCTGCGGGACGCCCTGGGCGAGTACGGCACCGTCTGCATTGACCCCCGGTGCCCCAGCCTGACCTATCATGGCTTGGAGGTGGCGAACCAGTACAACGCCCGCCACCCCGGCAGCGAGATCGACACCCACTACACCGGCTATGTCCCCTTTGAGATCTGAGGGCTGCGAACATGGCCAAGGCGACCGTCACCTATACCTGCGCCAGCTGCGGCGGGACATTTGAAAAATCCGTCATCAAGCGTAACCGCACCGTGGCCGACCAGTGGGAGGCCTGGGCGGCAAAGAACATTAGGGAGTGCCCCCAGTGCTACGCCGCGCGGACGCGGGCGGAAAAGCTCGCGGAGATCTCCAGCCGCGCCGCCGGCCTGCCCGCCCTGCAAGGCACCGAGAAACAGGTCGCCTGGGCGCTCCAGCTGCGGGACGATATGATCCGCCGGAATCATTTTGCCCGCGGCCTCCGGGCCGGTCAATTCCGCATGCCGCGCAGCGGCCGCGCCTGTACCCTTGCCGATCTCAAAGCCGCCCTTGCAGACCCCAGAGCCCAAAACATTTCCCCCGCCCGGCTAGCCAAAATGCAGGCCGCCGTCCGTTTGCTGGAAGAACAATCTGCCGCATGGTTCATCAACAACAGAAACTTGTAAAAATGGTTTTACCTGGGCCGCAGCCCAGGGGGAAGGAGTATAAAATGACGTACAAGGTTTTTTTTAAGTCTGCTGAATATGGTGATATTCGAATCAACGAGTTCGATTTTCTGTCGGAACACGACAGGGATGCGTTCGTGGAGAAATTGGCCGACGAGATCGTCCGCATCGGCCTGGACTGGCACCCGGAGTTTTCAGAGGTAGTCGGCCCAATCGATTTTGACCCAGGTATGGACGACACCGAATTCGCCGAGTGGTTCGACGCCACGTGCGACAGGCTGTGGGGAGAATACTGCGAAGCCGCATGGGCACGTGAAGGAAAGATCGAGGAGGGCAACGACAATGACTGATACCCAATTCGCCGCCTGCGTCCGGGAGTGCGCAGCCTACACCGACCCGGATGCCTACGTCTCCGATCTGGCCCTGTCGCCCATCTGGGGCGACGCGCCGGACGCCGACATCCCCGCCGACCGCCTGGCCGCCCTGCGCGGCATCTACACCGCCGCCACCCGCCCCATGCGCCAGATCGTCGCCCACACCGGCCTGTCCCAGGCCGCATTCGCCGAGCGGCTATGTATCCCCCTGCGCACGGTGGAGGCCTGGTGCCGCGGCATCCGGGAAAGTCCCGTCTACGTCCGTCTGCTGATCCAGCAGGCCCTGGGCATCTACGCCCCGCCCCTCTCCTGATCTCCCGCCCGCCCCTCCGGGCGGGCGCTTTTTTTGTATGCCCGAAATTCCCGTACCACTGTTTGCTTCCCGCACCACTCGCATGTCCCCAGCATCACCGGCCCCACCGGCTCCAGCTCATAGCCGTCCTCCATCTTCGCCGCACAGTACAGACACATCAGATAGCCGCCCGACGGCTTATCCCCTTCTGCCACGCTTCCGTTCCTCCTCTTCCAGCTTCGCCGCGTACTTCCCGTAGGTCGTCCCGAAATTCGTGGCCGCCACGCTCTTCTGCGTCAGCCGGTCCCACTTGGGGTTGATCCGCACCGGCCTGCTCTTCCGCTCCTGGTCGTAGGGACTGTCGAATTTAAAGTCTCCCATCGTTCTTCTCCTTCTCCTTTTTCCGCCGGGCCATCTGCCCGACCCCCGCGATCACGGCGGCCAGACTCCAGATCGTGACAAGCCCCACCGGCCCCGCCAGCACCACCGCCAGCCCCAGCCATGCCAAAGCCCTAATCATGTTCTTCCTCCGTTCCTCCCGGCCCCCGCGATATCAGCGCGTTCAGCTTCATCAGCCCCTGCATGGTGATCTGATCGTGCTCATGCAGGTCGTCCCGCAGCTCCAGCAGCGCAGTGACGGGGACGGCATCAACGGTTGGCGAAATGTGCTTGATTATGTGCGCCGCTTCCGTGTACCCCTCTGCAAGGCTATCAAGCTGCTTTTCGCCTTGCTTTATCAGATTTTCCGTATTCTGGTACTCTGCCCGGAACAATTCCAGTGCGTTGTCTGCATCAATCAGTCTAATTTTATTCCTCCTTCGGCGGTTCAGGCATCGGCATCCAGTGGGTGATTTCAATATCGTCATCCACCTGATCCGTTTCGTTCGCGCCGCACTCTACAAGCAAATCTTCGCAAACACACGACCCCCAATACCAAGCCCCCCTGTAATAGACAGCAGTCGCTTTTTGCGGAACGTCCTTCATGTACCGGTAGTACGGCGCTGGGTTGTGATTTACCCACACCACATTTACAGGCTCAAGTTCCTTCGGCAACCGAACAGACGCGGAAATCCATGGGGTGAACTTCTTACAATAGGGGTAGCCGACGATCTCACAACACTCCTTGTTCCCGTAGACAATATTTCCGTCTGTACTGTGGTCAAAATGACCGCACATGGTGCAAATGAACATTTCGGCATCCTGCCACTTCTTCCGAAGCTGGACGACGGCTTTCTCGCGCTCCTGGGCATCGTATTTAAGATCCCTGATTTTATTCTGCTGTTTTTCCAACAAATCCGCCACATCAGCCGTACAATCCATCACGGCTTCGGCATGTTTAATTGCTTCTTCTCTGGTCATATTTACCTCCAAACACATTTTTGCACCGCAATGGCAATACGGATATCTCCGGCAAGCCTCGCCGTATTCTCCGAATATCAGCAGCCGGTGCAGGTTGAAGTTATCAACTTTGCGGCCACACACGGAGCATTCCAGGCATAAGGTACGTTCATCCGAAACCCGGATATTCCATTTCCCATGCCGCACCGGCTCCACGTCTGCGGCTGGAATTGCTTCAAAATCGGATACAACCGCCGAACATCTTTCGTCTGCGTTGTAGTGCAGCAACTCAATCACCGCCTTCCGGCTAGTGTAATCACTCATTGCAATTCCTCCACATAGCACCAACTCTGGGGCGGTCGCGTCAGCGGACGCTTCCATTCGCAGTCGAAGCTGTATTCGCCGTTCACATCTGCCACCTGATCGTACTGGCAACCTCCACATCGTTCCTTTTCGCAATATAGCTCAGGCGGAAACCAGAACTCGTTCAGCTTTTTCGGCTGATCGTAGATTTTCAGATCGGAGATGTGCCAAACGTACCCATCCTTACCGCCCAGGTATTTTTCAATTTGGGGCGTTGTTAGGCAGCTTTCAGAAAAGTCAAAGGAAGCATCTATCGTTCTTCCGTTTTTCACCGCAGCTAGCCGAATCCCAGGCAACCCGGAAAAGCCGATGTGAGTTAGCCATGTGATCTTGTCACACACGAACTCCCCAATGACCTTGCCCCATGAGCCGCGCAGTCTGCGTGCGTCGTTGCCTTGCGTGCAGTAGATGTAGCATTTGAACGGCGTGTCCAGCTTTGGCCTGGTTTTTCGCACCTCAACGGTCTTTTCATTTCTGACAATCTTCTCCACCCACTCCGGGCGGATGCTGATAAGTACCGCTTTAGCCATTGTCAGCCCTCCTGTTCCATGCTTCAGCAGCTTGTTCTTCCGTGTCGTAAGTATACACACCGCCCAAAATCCCGCCATCGCACTCATACCTTGCGATCGGACATTCCGGGTTTTCCTCGTGAGCGTGGTGAAGCTTAAAGCCAAGCCCACTATAGGGATGTTCTCTATATGCCTCATCATGCAGATTTCCTTCGTCATCGCACAGAATAATGCTAACGTTACCCCCGCAGAACGGGCAGGGCTTCAATTTGATTTCGTTCATCGTTATCTCCTTCCCGCCCGGGTTGCCCCGGGCTTATCGCTTGTTTTCATTCTCCAGAAAATCAGCGTATTTTCTCCCAACAATCACTGCATTCGCCCATTCCCGCTGGAATTTACGCCACTCTGGGTCTCGGCTTCCTGTTTCGTCCCGGTAGAGCATGGCAAATGGCAGAAATCCCAGACCCATGATTTGTTTGGCTCGTTTCTCTGCTGCATCCATGCTGTCCTCTGGGTATCCGCACAGCATATAGCACTTTACCTGATGGCTTTTCCAACTAAGCCCCGCATTATGCAGCATATCCGCCATAGCCCTTAAATGCTCGTAGTCGTCCATGGTATCATACGCTGTATACATCGTCTGTGGCCTCACGGACATAAGCTGCTCCGCTTTCCACGGGGTCATATACTCCGGTTCCAGCCCGCCAGAAAACACAGGGCGGCGTTTTTGCCGTTTCAGCATTTTCGTGACCTCACGGAAATGGTCATCGCTGGTTGCCAAGATGTTATCGTCCAGGATATTCCACCCATCTTGTACCGGCAGTTCGATCACCCGACCTCTGGCACATTTGCCAACATCACGGAACCAACAATCCTTGGGGCAACCACGGCTTGTGATAGTCATACCCTCTTTCAGGTACATCCCCGGCGTGAATGTTTCGCTCATGCGATCTCCAAAGGCGGGGCCGCCGACTTCAACAGGCACACCCAGCATTTCCCACTGGTAGTAAAGCTCGTCCGCTTTTTCCAAGTCCAAAGAAAAAGTAACGCTGATATGCACTTCATCCGGCTCTGCTGCTATGGCATCCAGTGTGGGTGCCCCGAAGAACGCCAACGGGTCAGTTGGCGACATGGAGGTTTTCGTTGGGAACACACGAGCTATTCGCATGGTAGGTCACCCACTGACGGCTCCTGGAACTCGCAGGGGATGCCGGAGCGCACCGCAAGCTCAGTGATAACCCCGGAATCTTTTCCGCCGGAAATGCAAATCACAAGTGGCTGCTGGTATGCCGCAAGAGCCATATCAGAGGCGGCTTTCAGGCGCTCGATTGCCATTTGCTCTAAATCATTCATCGCTTTCCTCCACCGGGGAGCGGAGCCAGGAGAGCCACATATCCTTGCATGCTTCCAGAGCGCCAAACATGCCGCATCTTATGGGGCAGTACACGCAATGTGCAATTATGCTTATTTTCTCGGCCAACTCCTCGTCCGTATTCGCCCGGAACCTGTCACCGTTTGTTTTCGGCTTCACTTTTTGCTGAGATTCAAGCTTCCACTTTGCTTCAAGCGCATCCTGAAAGCAATTGGCCGCATCGTGTAGGCCAGCGGCCCATACCTGGTGCATCATTTCCATTTCCCATGCCCTTGGGTTTTTGCAGCACCCATTTTCTCCATGCTTGTGGTTTACTGGGTTTGGCATGAGCTGTTCTACAACGTTGCTCATTTCCCATTCCCTTTCTGTTTTTCTTTATTCCCCCGAGGGACTTTCCCCCACCGGGGCGGGGTGCAATTCCGCTTCACCGGCTTGAAACAGCCGTACATTTTCGCCTTACTCATTGAAAATCCTCCATACTTGTCTGCCCCGGCAGCACATCGTACTCCATCAGTACATCCTCTCCTGTCCGTCGTCCACTTCCCGCATGAGCCACTGTTGGCCGGTCGGGTCCCATTCCAGCGCGTACCCGTCGCCGCCGCCCATGCCGCTGGCTTCGTCCTTGATCTTCATCATGCTGGTCATCTTGTGTTTGAACGTCGGCTGGATGTATTCCTTCGCCTCTTCGTCGTCGGTGTAGCTCTCGATTCGTCTGTCCTGGAGAATGTCCAGCGTAATGGATATCCTGGCCTCCTCCACGTCCTTCCGCTCCATCTCGTTCAGCACCCGCGTCAGCAGGCCGTTGAAGCTGTTGCAGAACGGCTCGAACGCTTCTCCGGCCGTCGCCAGTGTTAATACCTGTTTCATATCATGCTCTCCTTTTGATTGATTCCCCGTTTCCGGGGTGGGGGACAGGGCGGAATCGAACCGCTGCTTTCTCGCCGCGGCGGACGCGCACTAGTTCCCCCGCCGCGGCGGCCCCGCCAGGGAGCCGTCCCATATAAAAAGTGCAGCCGCCCGGAGCGCGGTCTCCGGGGGACGGGTCGCCCCGCCAGGCCCCGGCTGCACCGGCCTTCCTTCTCCGCGCGGAGAGGGACGCCCACAGCGTCTTGGCGGGAGCCGGAGTCGAACCGGCTTGCACCCTCCCGCCGTATCCTCCCGCCCGGAGGCGGGAGCGGCCTAGCCCTTCTTCGGCTCCCGCTGCTCCGTCGCCCAGGCCACCGCCAGCGCCCCGGTCAGAAATACCGCCGCCTGACCCAGCGCCTGCTCCGCGACCTTCTCGTTGGGGAATGCCCTGGCGATGTCCGCCAGCTTCTCAACCTTTTCGTTCATCCCGCATGCCTCCTTTCCGGCATTTTTCGGTTCCAGCATGCCGTGCAGCTCTTCTGCCGCCGGCATTCTCCCATGATCCGCATCTCGTAGCCCCACGTGCTGGGGCACTTCACCCGCTTGTCCTCGCACCCGTACTTCGCCATGTCCGGGTACTCGATGCACAGCTTCTCCCAGTATGTCAATGTCTCACCTCCCTTCGCTTCTCACTTGGCTCCCCCGCTGGGGGAGCTGGCAGCCCGCAAGGGCTGACTGAGGGGGTGTGGTTCGTTGAATGCCTCCATCTCAGCTCACCGCCACCGCCCCGAACACCGTCAGCCCCAGCACCAACAAAAACAGCCAGTTGTCGATCACCGCCCGGGCCAGGATCAGAACCACCTCCGCCCAGCTGAACGCCCGCCCCGCCGGGATCACCTGCGCCACATACTCCCGCGCCGACAGCGGCGTGGTACGCTCCTCCACGATCCAGGGCCGCTGCGGCTGAACCTGGGGCGGGTGGTGATGCACCATCTTTATAGCCTCGTTGATGTCCGCCTCTAATCTGCGCTGCTCCCGCTTCTCCCGCAGCCTGCCCCGCAGCGCCTCGATCTCATCCTTCGTCGCGTCCCTGATCGGCATCCCATTCCCTCCCTTTCTCGATCTTCCCGTCCAGCATCGTGCACATCCGCAGCAGCTGCGTGTACATGCCCGCCAGTGCCCCGTCCGGGAAATCCCATCCCGTGCCGTTCTCGCTCAGCAGCACCCGCATGTTGTCCCGCGCCGTCCGTATCTCATTGCGCAGCGCCATCAGCGCCCGTTTGTCCATTGTTTGTCTCCTTTCTCTTCTTCCGCGCCTGCTTGGCGTGGCTCCATGCCTGGTACCGCGCCAGCACATACACCGTCTCTTCCCATAGATCCCACCGGCAGCAGTCCGGGAACGCCTCCCCCGACCAGTTCGGGCACCGCTCGCAGCTGTCCTCGCTCACCGGCGCGGCGCAGCATTGCAGCGCCTCCAGCAGCTGCTTCGGGCTCAGGTGCTCCCGCTCCCTCATTTTTCGCCGCCTCCCAGGTACTTATCGGCCCACTCCTCAAAGTCCGCCCGGAGGATCAGGAAGCTTCTGCGCCCCGCGTCCCCGTAGCCGATCAGCGTCGCGAATGGAACCTTCCCCGCCTCGATCATGTCCGCCAGCGTCGCCTGCCCTATGCTCAGGCCCCGCGCCCGCATCTCCGTCAGTACCTCGCTCAATGTCATTCTCGGTTTTTTCATGCTCGTCTCTCCTTTGATTTTGATTTTTGTTGACACCGTTTCCCGATATCTGTAAAGGGGTAACTCCAAGCCCGAGCCCCTTTCGATGCTTTGCCATGCCATTGCGTCGCTTTTCCTCGCTTGACCACGCCGCCGCAACGCGACTCTCATCTATGCCATTGCTAAGCGAAGCCAATCTTCGCTATGCCCTTGCGCCTTAAATCAGCTCGTATGTATAGCGTCCCTTCCCACTGTTTCGCCACTGGCCGATACCCCGAAGCTTGCCGTACTCCAGGCATTCCAGCGCCAGATCGTGCATGTCCTTGGTCAGGCAATCGATCTGAATCTCAATGGAAGTCCCTGCCGGTGCTGTCTCGCTGCTGGAAAGGGCGATTCGCTCACCCTGCGCCGTGGATGCCCGGAGGGGGCGCTCACACACGCCGATCTCGCCGCCGTTCAGATTCAGGGGAATCTTTCGGGGGGAGACGAACAGAAGGCCGTCGATTTCCTTCTTGTACGCCTTGATCTTGCTGGCCTTGGTGCCGGGAACCTTCCGAAGAACGCCGCAGGAATCCTTGAAAAAGCCCTTGATCTGGTAGTCATACAGGAACGGCTGCCCGTTCTCGTCCCGGGGGAATACCGTCATGGATTTCTCCATCATGCCGTCCACGCCGATTGCTGCGACTTCCTCTTCCATGCTCTCGGCGTCGGGAGCCTTGGAAGCGATGAACTCCCGGTGCAGCTCCTTATTTCCGCTGCACGTACCCAGAAGTTCCTCAAAAAATATGATTCTTGCCTTGATCGTCTGCATTTCCATAGTTGACTTTCTCCTTTTCGTTTGGTAAAATAAAAATGCATTTCCATTGACTGCCGCTCTCTGGTGTTCCACACGCCCGGGGGCGGTTTTCTCGTTGCAGTGCAAACCATATCAGCGCCATTGCGGTGCGATTCGATTCTTCGCCATGCCGTTGCAGTGCAACTCAATGCCTTTGCCACGCTCCACCGCTGCCTCGCCCCGCTCACGTTCCATTAACCCGCCTCCTTCTTCTCTTTCTCATTTCTGTGTTACTTATGTTTTTCTCTGTGTCGCTTAAACAATAGCACAGCCGCCGAAGTTTGTCAATAGGTATTTTCTGTGTCGCTTATAAAAATTGTTGACTTTTTCCGCTTATGTGTTATTATTCTATCAGCCACTTATAAAAGGAGGTGACAGCAATCGAAACATTAATCGACCGTATTCGTTTGGTTATGGAGGAAAACGACCTCAATCAAACGAAATTTGGTAACGCGCTGGGCATCAATCCGGCCAATGTATCCATGTGGCTTTCCGGGCGCTCTAAGCCCAGCGCCCAGACCATCCAGCAGATTTGCGACAAATACGGTTACAACCGGGATTGGCTGGCGAACGGGGTAGGGGAACCCCGCAGTCTGGCCACTGCCGATCAGCAGGTCATTGACATCCTGGCTCACGCCATCAAGTTCAAGTCCACGGCGGCGGATCACTTCCTCCGCGCCGTCGCTGCCGCGCTGGCCTCGCCCAATGGTGAAATCGCACTCCAGGCCACCATTGATTTCCTCCAGCAGCTTTTGAACCAGGCCACCGCCGCGAACCCGCCGGATGCCCCAACCGAAAGCGACGCACCCCCCGACCCCGACAAATAAAGGAACCCGGCTTGCAGCCTCACCGCCGCAAGCCGGGTTCCTTTTTATGTATCCGCTTTCGTTTCTGCCCCGCAAATCACCGCCACCACTCGCTCCAATATCAGGATGTCCGCCGCCGTGGCCTGCCGGATCGCCTCCATGATCCGCTCCCGTTTCTCTTCGATCCGTCCGTCTTTTGTCATTTTTGTGCCCTCTGCTTTCTACATTTTGTAAATTCTGCCCCTTGTATCCCGGGCACTTATATCGTATAATATTTTATAGTATCATTTTAAGCCGTTTTCCGTCGAAAGGAGTTGACCATCATGCGCAGAATTCTTCCTCTTTTAATTGCAATTGCTTTACTTGTTTCAATTCCCTTGCCCGCCTGCGCCGATTCAGACGATTACATCAAGGGCTACCGGGACGGGTACGAGGATGGCTTTCAGCGCGGATTGGAAGCGGCGCTCTCCGGCCTGGGCAGCTCCGCCGAGAAATCCAGCAGCACACCTGCCACTGAAAATGAGCCTATCAACGGAGCCGTCCTCTATGGCGAGCGGCAGCCCCATACCGGCGCAATGATCACCGTCAACGCCAGCGCCGATCAGGCCGTTGTTGTCCTCCTGAAATCGCCCGGCGGCGTTCCCAAGTTTGCCTTTTATGTCCGGGCCGGAAAGACCATCACCATCAGCGTCCCCCATAATACCCTCAACGCATATTTTGCCTCCGGCAACAGCGCCAACTGGTGCGGCTACGGTGAGGGGAAGATGTTCGGCGATTCCACCGTTTACAGCAAGGACGACCACCTGCTCCACCTCACTCAGTATACCTACACCTATACGCTCTACCCCGTGACCGATGGGAACTTTGAGCAGACGCCCATCGACGAGGCCGATTTTTTCTGATAACCTGTTGCCCCGCCGCCGTGCCACTGCGGCGGGGCGTTGCCGCCGTCAAAGCCGTGTCCCTTGCCGGTTGCGCTTTCAGCATACCCCGGATGCAGCCGTTTCCGCAAGCCCCAGTTCCGAACCCGCCGTTTCAATTCCGAACCCGTTTGTTTCAGGAGGTGTTTCCCATGGATATCCCCACCCACATGGCAGAGCTGGACGCCCTGCGCGTCGCCCGCGGCATGTCCTACCAGACCGTAGCCGACGCCTGCGGCTACTCCAAGGCCACCATCTACCGCGCCATGACCAACGCCACCGAGCCAACCGCCCAGGTGGTGCAGCGCATTGAGGCCGCCGTCCAGTATGCCCCCGTCGCGGAGCCCATCATCCCGGCCGACTGCTCCCAGGAGGCCTATAACGATTATCTCCGCACCGCCCTGCGCCAGCAGCACGCCGACTATAACCGCCACATCCTCCAGCTCCAGACCCACTATGCCCTGCTCCACCGCCAGGATCGCCGCACCATCCTCCTGCTCTCCATCGGTATCGTCGTCCTCATTGCCTTCCTGGTCGCCTGGCTGGTGTACGACGTGCTCTATCCCACCGTCGGCTGGTTCCAGCGATAGGGGAGGGGCATCATGGTCTGCATCAAATGTCAAAAGGCCATCCCGGAGGATGGCCTTTACTGTCCCTACTGCGGCAAAAAGCAGCAGGCACAAAAGCGCAAAAAGAAAAAGCGGGTCAATGGTTCCGGCTCCGTCTGCCGCAAGCCCGGCAACCGCTCCAAGCCCTGGGAGGCCCAAAAGGCCGGCGTCTACATCGGCGCCTACGCCACCAAGTACGAAGCCGAGCAGGCCCTCCTCCGCCTGGCCGACCTCCCCATCTCCGAAACCCTGAACCTCACCTTTGAGCAGGTCTATCAAAAATGGTTCCCCGAGCACAGCCGTACCATCACCGCCAAAGGCGCAGAGGGCTACGCCACCGCCTATAAGCACTGTCAATCCCTCTACCCCCGCATCTTCCGCAAACTCCGCACCAGCGACTTCCAGGGAATCATCATGGAAATGGAGGAAAAGGGCCTCTCCAATGCCAGTTGTGCCAAGGTGCTCCAGCTCTTCGGCCAGCTCTCCGCCTGGGCCATCCGGGAAGAAATATGCCACACGGATTATTCCCGCTTCGTCCAGCTGACCCCGCAGCAGAAAACGGAAAAGCGGGTGTTCTCCGCCGAGCAGATCGCCGCCCTCCAATCGTCCGCGCTTCCCGCCGCCAAGATCGCCCTGCTCCTCATCGCCACCGGCTGCCGCCCCAACGAGCTGTTCTCCGTCCCCCTGTCCAATTGCTTCGGCTCTTACTTCATCTCCGGCTCCAAGACGGAGGCAGGCCGGAACCGCATCATCCCCGTGTCCGCCCTGGGCCTGCCCGCCTACCAGTCCCTGCTTGCATCCGCCACTCAAAACGGCTGCGCCAAGCTGATCGACGCCTACGCCGGAAACCATACATATTCCAATTTCGCCAAGCGCGACTGGAAAGAGCTGATGGCCTCCCTGGGCATCGAAGGCATGACCCCCTACAACTGCCGCCACACCTTCGCCACCCTGGCCGTCAAATCCGGCGTCAAGCCGGAGATCCTTCAAAGAATCCTCGGTCACTCCGACTACAATACCACCGCCACGATCTACACCCACCTGGACATCGCCGCCATCCTGGAAGAATCCAAAAAGGTCACGGTTACAGACACATTACAGACACCCGAAAAACAGCCCATCTAAAAAGTTCAGAAAACAACACAAAAAGCCCAGAAACCATAGGTTTCTGGGCTTCATTTGGAGCTGCTAGCCAGATTTGAACTGGCGACCTCATCCTTACCAAGCATATTCCACGCGAATTAGCGGAATATAAATTGGATTTACGGCGAACAACTAGATAAAACATCAAAATTTCATAACAAATAAATTCAGAAAATCCTATTTATATCTTTCCAGTTACAGACACGGTTACAGACACTTCCCCTCCCAACGAACCCAAAAAAACGCGCCCCGCCGATTGGCAGGGCGTGTCCCCTTATTTATCGGCCCATCCGCTCCAGGATGGCCTTCAGCTCACGCTTGGCCTCCGGGTGCAGATCGGCCTCATCGATGGCGCGGGTCAGCTCGTCCCCGTGATAGGAGTAGTCGCTGCCCCTCGCATACCGGCCCATGCTGTCGCGGCGGCGGGAATAGCTCTCGCCCTGCTCCCCGTGGGAGGCGTAGGCCTCGCGTCTGCTGTACTCCCCGCCGTCCTGCTGCTCGATGCAATCCAGCTTGCAGATCAGGGAGGCCAGGTTCTTGGCCGTCTCCGCCGTCTGGGCGGACAGCCCCCGGTCGGCGAACTTCTCCAGCTCGTCCCTGGCCAGCCGCTTCAGGTCGTTCAGTTTGCTCATTGTCGTCCTCCTTCCGTCAGGCTACCCGCTCGATCAGCAGGTTGGCGTTGGCCACGCTGATCGCCTGGGTGTTGATGTTCTTTACTGCCACCTTGACGCAGCACCCGCTTGGCACATCCACCAGTGCGGCGGTGGCCACGTTAAAGGCATCCCCCACAGCGGCGGGGGTGACGGTGGCAACCGTCTGGGCCAGTGCCTCGCCGTCAATGGACAGCGCCACGCTGATGGCCCCCACCGTTCCGCCCGTCGGTACGGAGATGTTGCCAATAAACAGCACCTTGTACCGGGCAATTGGAGCGCATCCGTTGCAGACGCCTTTCAGCGTCACCTGGCCCGCACCCTCACGGTGAACTACAAACCCCCGGCGGCATCGCACCGGCGCATCGGTAAACAGCACGTTTTGTCCGGCAGACACCGCCTGGACAGCGTTCGCAGTAAGTTCAACCGCCATTGTTTAACCTCCCTTTGTCGGCGCTGGGCGGTTGTAGCCAAAGCCAAACCCGCCAGCGCTTAAATTATTCATAATGCGGGCAACTGTGTCCGCTTCGTTGCGTGTCAACCCGTCCGCGTCCTTTACCAGGCCACAGTAATCCCGCAGCTCGGCAATGGTGAGCCTGTCCAGATCGATTTTGCCGATGTGGTTAATCAGATTGGCCTTGATCTCCGCAATGCCCATCTCGCCGCCCTCCTTACGCCACAGCGCCGCAGCCGTACCCATAGCCGCCGCCGTTGCAGCAGTAGGGATTCTGCACCACGTAGGCGGGGGCAGGGGAGGGCCGCAGGGTGTTCACCAGGTAGTTGTTCTGTGCCGCCTGAGAGGCCGCCAGCTTCAGCGCCTGGTTCTCAGCCTGGAGGTCCTGCATCCTGGCGCTGTTCAGGTAATCAATGACCCGGTCGCCCACCTTCTCCACCGCAATCATGGTGGCGTTGTGCTGGGCCTGCATGGCGTAGTTCGTGTCGCTGAAGCCGCGCTCAATGGCCCGGCTCAGGCCGTTGGCCTGGTTGGCCAGGTTGTAGTTGGTTTCTGCGATCTGCTGCTTCACGCCGCAGCAGCATTCTGCCAGCTGCCGGGATACGCCGTTGATGGCGTCCCTGGTCTCGTAGCCCTGCTGCATCTGGCCCAGCTGCACCCCGTTGATCAGCTGTGCCTGTGCGTATCCCAGATCACAGATGCCGTTCTGGTTGTTGTCGAGCTTCCGCTCCAGGGTGTTGGTCGCGTCGGAGATCATCCGCTGTACCGTCGCAAAGTCGCTGGCCAGCACATAGTTGTCGGCAGCGCCGGAATTCCGGCCGCCATTGCCCCAACCGTTGCCCATGAACGCGAACAGGAACAGGATGATGATCCACCACGCGCCGTTTCCGCCGAACATGCCGTCGTTGTTCCGCCCGGATACCGCGGCAAAATCGGCAGGGGACATCATTTCATTCATTTGTTTTCCTCCTTAAAAGAAATTTATTATAAACCGTTGCGCACCCGGCTTATTTACAGGAACCGCTGGAACTGATTTGCCAGCCCCGCCAGCTGGTTAAACTGCTCCTGGCTCATCTTCCCGGAGTTCAGCATCTGCTGCACCTACTTCGCTCACATAAACCTTGACATGTTCACCTTCAACTAAAGTTTCACCGGGAATCTGATCTTTAGATGAAAGGAGTGCACCTGTCTTAC